TGAGTAATCCAGTTCACCAAATTCGACAGATTTGACATGTACACCCTCAAAAGCCCATGTCTCCATGACTGTTGCTGCGCCATCATAAAGAGTCAGCTTCAGTGTGCCGAGCTTGTTGTTCCATCTCTCGATGCCTTCCCTTGTGAGTTGGTCATCAGGATGTTGCCACATGAAGGTGGTCACGATGTCGATCAGATCTTTCGGGGCTTCATCGAAGTGCGTCTTAAACGTCTTGTCTTCAACGAGGCCGCTTTCTGAGTCAATCTGCGGACGTTGGGTTTTGATGATCTTTTCTGAGAGATTCAGATCGCCGAACTGTCCTGAGACGCTCCAACGCCACTTTCTTCTGAAAGTTGTGTTGGTGATGCCGAGCTTTCCAAGGCCCATGCTTCCGGGCTTGGAAATCACTTCACCCTTCTTGGGTGGCTCGGGGACTCCATCTGTAAAAACAAACTTGTGCTTCTCGGGCGTCTTGAGGCCATAGATTTTCGGCATCTCTTTCGTGTTCTCGGGAAGTCCATCTCCAAAATCAAATCCATAGTTTTCTGTGTTCCATGGTGGGAACTGTGTTGTTTCAGACATTCTGTTTCTCCTTGAGCATCAGGTGCTCGTATTCACATGTCTTGTATCTCCATGTGATTTCCAGATCAATCTCCTCACTTGAGGAATAGCACAACTCGCCAAAATTGACGGAGTGCGGCCAGACACCAGAGAAGCTCCATCGCTCTATGGTTTCCAGCGGGCCACTGCTTCCAAAGAATAGACCCAATGAGTGATTACAGTTGGGGCATTTTGGAGCCACGGTAACTTGGAAGTCCAAGGTGGCCGATCCCATGTATTGTGCGATCTCTTCGAGCATCTTGCCTTCTTCTGTGAAGAGATCGCTGCCGAACTTATAGAACCCGCCCAATATCTCGAACAGATCGGGACAGGTGGATTGTACGAACCCTATGTAACTTGTAGTAAAGCTGCCGTTTGGAGTTGGTGATTTAGTTTCTTCAGACCACTCAGGACGAGTGATCAACTTAACGAACTGGGGAGGTATCTCCCCGAGTTTCGGGAAAGATGCTGCGAACAGCCATCTGGATTTTCCAGACATGGTGTCCTCCGTACTCTATTGAATGTAGCCCCAAAAATTGCAACGACCCTAATAACTACCAACAGGTAACAGTTTTAGGGTAATGATCACCCAAAGGAGAGCACATGGCTTGGTGGGACTTTTTTAAGGTATTCACTTACGCATTCACAGATGATCCGCTGACCAGAAGAAGTCATCGGGATATGGGTGGCGCAGGCGTTTCACAACCTGACGCAATTCCTGATATTCGGGCGGGACAAGACGGATCGTGGGGTGGTGGCAGTGGTGCCATCCGTCTGCGAGATACGAACGATTTTGTGGATTTGTCCACGGTGACGAACCGTGTCCACAGATATAAAGAGTACGAACGTCTCAGAAATATGGCCGAAATCGAAATGGCGATGACGGTCTTTGCAGACGAAGCGTGTTTGGCTGGCGATACAAAAATTGCAACGCCACACGGATTCAAAACAATACAAGAATTGGCTGAGAGCGAAGAAGAACGCTTCTTGGTCTATTGCTTCGACTTCGATAAGCGTGACTACACGCTAGGCTGGGCTTTCAATCCACGCAAGACCAAGAAAGCCATGACCATTAAGGTGAAGCTGGACGATGGCAGTTATTTCATCTGCACACCGGACCACAGAATCTTGATGGCGGATCGAACGTGGATTGAAGCTGGCCGTTTAGAACATGGATCGGAGTTGATGCCATTCTACCGACTCTCGGCACGGCAAGATCTTACAAATCTGAAGACTAATCAGTTCGCCCGTATCTGGACTCACGACAAGGGTTGGATTCATGAGCGACAATTTGTTGATGATTGGACGAGCGGCAAGACCTCAGAAACGATGAAGCAGGTCAACAGTTATTGCCAGATGGTCACTGAAGGGTTGTCGGTTCGCCAGATCAACAAGTTGACAGGTAGTGATTTCAGGACAGTCAGGGAGCGTATCGAGAAAGCCGGTTTCTCCAATAAGGAACTCAAGTGGCTCGGCAAGAAGAAGGATCATCGCCGTGTGATTGGCATTCAACCATGGAGAGAGATCGATGTTTACGACTTGTCAGTTGAAGGCCATCAGAACTTCGCCACAGATTGGGGAATCGTTCACAACTGCCAGAAGGACGATGATGGTCGAGTTATGACCGTCAACTGTAACAACGTCGAGATTCAAGAAGAACTCGAATATCTGTTGTTCCATCGCAAGATGCTCAACTTCGATCAGAAGAAGATGTGGGATATGGCGAAACGGCTCTTCTCAATGGGCGACTTCTTCTATGAAATCGTCATTGATACCGAGAACCCCAAAGACGGCGTTCTTAATCTGGTGCCATTGCCGCCTGATAGCATGTACCGAATCGAAACAACCAAAGGCAAGCTGGTTGAGTTTCAACAGTCGAAGGAAGGCCCGGACTACCAGAGCTTGGCTCGGGTTGAAGTCACTCAAGCCACAGAAGCCGATCTTCAACAGGCGACAGCTATTCGGTTTGCTCCAGAGCAGATTATTCACATCAAGATCGGCGATGACAGAAAGACCTTCTATCCATATGGCGTTTCTTTGATCGAAGCGGCTCGTGGGCCTGCTCATCAGTTGAGAATGATGGAAGACGCCATGGTTGTGTACCGTTTGACTCGGGCACCGGAACGACGTGTTTTCTATATCGACGTGGCCCAGTTGCCGCCGAACAAGGCTGAAGCCTTCATCGAACGTATGAAGGATCAGTTCAAGAAGAAGAAGGTGAGCAGCCGGAAGGGCGGAAGTCTGCCGGGCGCATCTGGCGTTGAGGAACGCTGGCACGCTCCAGCGGCAGACGAAGATTACTGGATTCCAATTCGTCCAAATGCAAATACCCGTGTTGAGACTTTGCCCGGTGCTCAAAACCTCGGCGAGATCGATGACACTGTGTACTTCCGCAACAAGCTGTTCACGGCTTTGAACTTCCCGAGAAACTACTTCAACAACGAAGACACACAGAGCACACGAATTGCTTTGTCGGCTCAGGATATCAAGTTCGCCCGCATGATCGAGCGATTGCAGTCTCACATGGAGGATGCCTTCTGGGAGATCTGTGATCGACATCTGAGATTGTTGGGATACCCGGAAGAGATCTATGAAGATCTGACGATCAAAATGACGCCTCCGTCTGACTGGCGAGAACTAACAAGAGCGGAAGTCATTACCAACCGATTGAACAATGCGGCCAACTTGAAGGGCTCACAACTGATGAGCGACTTCGACATCCTCACAAAATGGATGAAATATCCAGAGGACGAAGCCAAGAAAATGTTGGCCCGACTCAAAATCCAAAAATTGGAAGAGTTGAAGCTCCAAATCATTGCTCAGAATCCTCAGTTGCTTGGTGTCGGTTTGCCCGGCCCAGACGAGGACGAAGTGAGCACAGAGCCGGGTGGTCCGAACCCAATGTTGGGCGGTCAGCCGGGCGAAGAACAGCAACCGCCACCTGAAGGCGCACAAGGAATGCGTAAGTACATGGATGCGGACAGCACAGGAATGGAAGCGACCCCAGAAGCGGGTAATGCGCCTCAGACCAACATGGATTCGCCGATTCCAGAGCCAGATGAGGAAGAAATCAAGAAGTTCAATCTTGAGATTCAGAACTACGCAAAGGAAATGGACGACGAGGAGATTGATTACTCAGAGGAGTCTTAATGAGCGAGGAATACATTAGAAAAGCACCGATGTATGCCTTCAAAAACAGAGAGGCAGTTCTGCAATCACAGGTCTGTGGTTGCTACAACTGCCTTGAAGTTATTCAGGTAGAGGACATCGATTTGTGGACCGATGATGACGAGACGGCTCTTTGCCCCAAGTGTACGATGGACACGTTATTGCCAGAGTCGCTGGGCTGCCCTCTTGATACAACATCGTTGATGGAGATCAGAGATCACTGGCTGCGCCCGAGTAATCATTCTTCGCCGCCGCCGAAGTCAGAGTGACCGGTATCTGAGGCAGGAGGCACAACTTCGGGTGGGTTCCGTGGCGTGTTGCCATCTTCATCACCCATAGATGGTTCCTGTTGCAATTTTCTCAGAAGATTGAGGACTTCCTCATCTCCTCGTTGGGCAATTCCATCGAGAAATTGCATAGTTTCATCGGGGTATTTGGACATAACGATTGAGAACAATTCGTGCTGAATGTGTTCATAGTCTTCGGCGTGTCCGTCGCCCCCTGTATTAAATTTGAAACTATCTACAGGGCTGCCACCTTCGCCAAGACCTTCTGTAAGATCCCTTCTCTTTTTCCACTTGGTCCACATCGACATTTGAGCCTCTTTCTTATCAAAAATCAGGTCGTCCTGCATACTTAGATATAGTAGGCATCGAGTATTTACGGTGGTGTGACCCCGATTTCGAGCCTATTCGGCCTGATAGCCGAAAATTCACAAGCTGTAGTGATGCCAAAACACAAGAAGTCGAGGAGTTAAAAACCATGAGACGAAAACTCATTAAGCAAGATGCCTTCGATCAAATCGAAAAGACATCAGTTACTACGGCTGAGCGTGAGTTAGTCGAAGCCGAACACATTCTCACAAAGACGTTGGGCAAAGGACAACTGGGACTGAAGTGCTTCAATGAAAGCACTGTGGTTTATCAAACACCACAGAAAACCTTCGTCCACGCCGGATACGAAATCAAGAATGATCATGTCACCTTCAGCAACATCGAAGAACTCGTCATCGACGAGTCCAGCCGCAAGGGCAAGATGCGAGAAGCACTTTCTGAAATGATCGATGCCGTATTGGTGGACGACCACGCAAAAGCCAAAAACCTGTTCAAGAACTATCTTGAGATGGTTCACTGGAATGAAGGAAAGCCACAGAAGAACACCAAAGCAGCACAAGCAGTGAAAGAAGCTACTCTTCGAGAAGCAGTTGTGGAAGCTTGTGACCGTGCTGGTTTGAAAGACGTATATGTCACCGCTCAAAACGTGCTGGACTACGTTGATTACATGCGTAATGGTCCTGCTCTTTCTGAGTCTGTTGCCAAGCGAGACGAGAAGGGCAACGTGACAGACCTGCGAATTCCTACAAATGAAGCTCGCAACGAAGCTCGCATCAAGAGTTTCAACTGGGTTGTTCCAAATGCTAAGAACCATGACGTTCGTTCGTCGGTTCCGGCATTGACCAGCGAACAGAAGTTCTGCGCAGCGATTGCACAGCTTAAGCAGCAGAACGCTTTCTCTGATCAAGAAGGTTTGGAAGAAGCCCTCGACCACATCGCAAAGTCGTACCCTCAGCTTTTGATGGTTACGCAGACCGAACTGGCCGACATCGTTGCTGAAGCACTCGAAAACATCGGCGTCAAGAACTATGACGACCAACACTGTGCTTTCATGGCAGAAGGAATTCTGCGACATGCACAGAACTGCTACCGAGAAAAGGTCCAAGAGATCTTGGCTCTGGCAGGTGCTCCGAAGTGCGAATCTGGACAAGATCCTTATGACCACTTCCAAGGTGTTGTTCACCAATTCTATCCATCGCTGGATCAGCGTTTCGGTCTGGAACGCAAGGCATTCTCCGACTTGTATGAGTCTTTGGAGAGAGTCTACAAGATCGGCGAAGCAGACGGCAACGCAGACATCAAGCGAGGCGCAGCAATGTATCTCAACGAGATCGCTGACATCCTCAATGGTGAACTCAGACCAGATCTGGGCGTTGCACACGAAGCTGCATCTTGGGTCAAGAAGCTTCTGGAAGCCAATGTTGAAGGTGCTTCTGAGAAGTGGAATGTCTCCAACAAGCCACACCTGACAGTCTCGGGCGATCACCCGCAGATGGCTAAGAACGCAAAGGTTCCTGCCGTCGCTGGCCGTCATGAAGGCGAATGGGGTGATCAGGCTCCTGCCATTGGACAGGACAATCACAACTACAAGGGTGGCAAGAACGCCAAGACCATGCGGAACAACAGTTGGGGTCAAGTCGGCGGCGGGGACGTGTTCCCGAAGCTTAAGAACCCATACGTTCCGAAGCCATTCGGTGACTACACCATGAAGGGCGAAAAGGGCGTGGACAAAGAAGCCACAGGCCAGCACCACTCAACGTGGAGTTCTGGCGACACATGGCCTGATCTCCAGAATCCATACGTTCCGAAGGAAGCCGGTGGAGTTGGTGGCAAGGGCTACAAGATGAAAGACGGCAAAGAAACTGATCTGGTTGTGGATCGCTAATCATTAAGGAGTAAGCAACATGGAGCAACAAATGTTACTCGTTGATTGTTGCACGCACTCTGGTTTTGAATTCGAACTCACTGAGTCCACGAAAAGCTCTCGTGGGCTCGTGAAGTTCCGAGGGAAATTCCAAGAGGCAGAAGCAGTCAACAAAAACAAGAGAATGTATCCGTTTGCCGTCCTTGATGAAAGCGTGAAACGCCTTCAAGAAGCAATCGACGGTAGAAGTTTGATCGGTGAACTCGATCACCCTACGGATAGCATCATTCACTATGCCAATGCTTCACACATTGTTACTCGCCTCTGGTGGGAAGGCAATGTGCTGATGGGCGAAGGCGAGATCTTGAACACACCTCACGGCAAAGTTCTTAAAGCTTTGATCGATGATGGCGTGAGAGTCGGAATTAGTTCGAGAGGTGTAGGAAACGGATCGACCAACGAAGATGGCATCTTAGTTATTGGCGAAAGCTACAAGCTTATCACCTTTGACGCTGTTGCTGACCCTTCGACGTTTGCCGCTTTCCAAGAGAAAGTTGTTGCGAAAGAGAGTGTGGCTCCTCCACGGGCGGATGCGAGACCACTGGAAAGAGTCGTATCTTCGAAATCGGATATTAAATCTGAGAGTAGCTGCATAGATACGATTAACAAAGAAGCACTTATCGCTTGTTTGGGCGGCATTGTGAAATCTCAAACACAGAAGTACAAGTCGAGGTTAGGCTAATGGACAGAATCACCGAAGCACTGAAGAGTATTCTCCCAGAGAATCAAGTGAGTGAGGTTGCCAAGGCCGTCGAAGAATTGATGGCCGAGAACTACAACGAACTCAAGTCTGAATTCCAAACGAAGCTTGATGAAGCTTACGAACAGCTTGCTGAAGAAAAGCAAGCCGACGAAGCCATCGCTGAAGCTGGATATCAGCAAGCTTATGAAATCATCGGTTCTCTGATGAAGAGAATTGATGAGCAACGAGAAGAATTCGAGTCCGCTCTTGAAGAAGGCTTTGAAGAAGCCTATCAGGAACTCCAGAAGGAGAAGGGCAAGAACGGAAACATCGAAGTCGAACTGTATGACGAGTTCGACAACAAGCTGAAGGAAATGAAGGACTTCATGGTCGATAAGGTCGATGAGTTCTTGAACCTTCAGGAATCCGAAATCTACGAGCACGCAAAGCGTGACATTCTTAACGATCCATCCCTTTCGGAACAGCGTGTAGCCGTCGCCAAGATGGCCGAAATCCTGTCCGACTACATGGACCGTGACGATCTCAACGGCGTTGCCTCTTCGAAGCTCGAAGAAGCACATTCTCAGATCGAACAGATGAGAGCCCAGATGAGAATCGTGGAAGCACGCAATGTGAAGCTTTCGTCACAGAACAACAAACTGAACGAGCAAGTACAGGCTGCAAACCAGCTTATCACTGAAGCTTCGAAGGTTGGAAGAAAAGAAAGAGCGAGCAAGGCACAGAATGCAAGTGGGCGTGGGCATAGAGCCGCTAATGACGGAGACATTCTTAATGAATACGTCAATCCGGCTGCACAAAAATCGAGCAAGAATGATGAGACGCTGATGGAAGGCTCTGATCACTTGAACGATCTTCTAGTTCTTTCTGGAATTCAAGAGGCTTAATAAGGAGACCAAATGTCTTTTAACGCAAGATATCTTAACGAAGCCCGTCAGATTGAAGCCCGCTGGTCACGTCCGCTGAGAAACGGCAAGTCGATGCTTGATGGCATCACAAACCGAACAGAGCGTGCCGCTGCCGCCGTGCTTCTTGAAAACCAACGCCTTATGAATGAGGCGATGACGGATACTGGGGACATCGCCCAGTTCAAGAGAATCAGCATTCCGCTGGTTCGCAGAATCTACCCGCAGTTGATCGCCAACAAGATCGTCTCGGTCCAGCCATTGCTCGGCCCGACTGGTCTGGTGTACTACCTGCGTTTCCGCTACTCGTCCAATAAGGGCGGAATGCGAGGTGCCGACCTGACACCAAGCGGCTTCCCAACGGACGACGTGACATCGCTCCAGCAGTTGGCATCCGGTGATGGCAACTTGGAAATCTTCTACACGCATCAATTCGTGCAGAACGAAACTTCCAGCACTGACGCTGGCGATGACCTGACATCCATTTTCGCTCCGCTGGAGCACACTCCTGTTCTCGCAGGCACCATGACCGGTACTGTCTATGATGGTTCGGTCGCCGTCGCAACCTATGTTGTTGCAGAGAACGGAACCTTCAGCTTCTCGGCTATCGGTGCTCCGACATCGAACCCGACGAGCGGTACGTTGGACCTCGTGACTGGCGAAGTCACCATCGGATGGGACGTTGCTCCCGGCCCGAACCACCTCGTCATGAGCTACGAGTACAACATGGAGTGCAATCAGGATCTTCCTGAAGTGAACCTCGTGGTCGAAAGCGAAGAAATCGCCGCCAAGACCCGCAAGCTGAAGGCTGTCTGGAGCTACGAAGCTCAGCAGGATCTCCGATCCCAGCACAACCTTGACGCTGAGGCAGAACTGACAGCCGTTTTGGCTCAGGAAATCAACCTCGAAATCGACCGTGAGGTTCTTACAGACCTCCGCAACAACGCCGGTACTATCGCTGTGTGGGACTTCAACACAGCCCTCGGTGACACCATCAAGGAAAAGTACGAGTCGCTGTATGTCAAGGTCGTCGAAGTTTCGAACGTCGTGCATCGTAAGACCCTCCGTGGCGGATGTAACTGGCTCGTCACTTCGCCAGAAGTTGCGTCCGTCTTCGAAACGGCAACCGCTGGTTTCGCACCTGCACCATCTGAGACGTTCACCTCGTCGCTGGGTATCCAGTACGTCGGTACGATCAACAACAGATGGCGTCTGTACAAAGACCCGCTGTTCCCACAAGGCCAGATCCTTTTGGGTTACAAGGGCGACAGCTACATGGACTCGGGCTACTTCTACTGCCCATACGTCCCGCTGACACAGACACCTGTGGTGCTTGATCCTGAATCCTTCTGCCCACGCAAGGGTATTCTGACCCGCTACGGCAAGAAGCTGCTCCGTGAAGGTGCGAAGTTCTACGCACGCATGAGCATCGCCAACTTCATCATCTAACCCATGATGTGAGAGGCAAAGAAAACAAGAAGCCCAGCCAGCAATGGCTGGGCTTTTTTGTTGGACAGACTCTTATATGTCAAAGGAGTTTCCTATGACATTAAGAAAGAAAGTCTGGTTGTCAGTCGGATTACTGACAATCCTCACAGCCATCCTGACGTGGCCGGTTGACATTCCTTGCGATCAATGCGGGAAGAGATGTATGACAGAGCCAGTGATGGCTCGCATGGTGTCTGGATTCGACACCGGCTATCTGCATTTCGAGTGTGTCGATCAGTGGTGCCAAGAGCACCCGATTCAATTCGATGACGAAGGACACATCATTCGAAGAGACTAATCTTCCAGCGAAGCCTTCTTGACATCTTTGTCTTTACGCAACCACTCCAAGAACGAATTCTTGCTCTTGTGCGTGGATACCTTGACTTCGTACACAGAATCTTCCTTCTGCTTCACAGCGATGATCTCGCCTCCACTGTCTGAGACGATCCTTGAGATCGTTTGAGATGGGTCGGCACTTTGTTCGAGCCCCACAATGACAGTCAGATGTTGAGGTGTGACGGCGTTGTAGGTCACAAGGCCACCGATGCTCAGCGTCATGAACATGATCATGGCGAACAGGGCCTTGGTCCATCCGAACGATTTCTTAGGCACGATGATCTGGCCCATACCAACAACAGGCGCACTTCCTGTTTCTCCGTGTGCTCTGACGGATTTGAGATGTTGGGGTAGGTCTTCCAGCGACATTGGTTCCTTGTGTGCCATTTTAAGCTCCTTGTGGTACGTTTCATTATTTATGCTTGTCTGGATGATCTTGTGCTTTCTGAAAGATTCCGATACAAAGAGTTCTTTAAGGAGGAGCCATGCGACGAGAACAAATTCCAGCCAGCCCCGAGCACGAGAAGAACTTCAGAGAGACTTTCCGGCTCAGAGATGATGTAGCCACCGACCCTATCTGGCAGATGGCCTACGAGCACGCCGCCACCCACAAACTGTATCCAGACGAACTGAACGCCATTGGGCCGGTTCTCATAAGGAACATACAAGAACCTGTCTTCAAGGAGTGGACGACAATCTTCCCCGGCAAGATGGGCCTATCTTGGAAAAGAGGCTGGGATGGTGTCGGCACCAAGGAGGAGGCAGAAACAGAAGCCGCCAAGAACTGCAACGTCATTGCAGTTCCTCTCCAGTTGTTCGAACACATCAAGGAAATCGAGCAACGGATGGTCAAAGCAGAAAGGGTCAATCGTGAACATTGCGTCAGATCGTGACCATCGCATCATTGATGCAGTCAGCATTGCACTTGACGGAAAAATAGGTCAAGACGATGATGTGCAGCGTCTTAAAGAACAAGTCGAGGGAGGCGACAGCGACGACAAGCTCAAGGTGGCTTGCGAAATCGCTGTCGCCTTTATTCGTTGGGCACAGGATTTGAAAAATGCCAACAACCAGAGTCCATTATCAGAAAGAGCCTTTTGATGTCTTCATAGGTAGGGGGAGCAAATGGGGCAACCCATTTCCGATCCGCAAGGACCGGACCCGAGAACAAGCCGTGGAGATGTACGAGAAGTGGATTCGGCTCAAACCTGAACTGCTGGCTGACATCCATGAACTCGACGGCAAAGTGCTCGGTTGTTGGTGCGACCGAGACGAACTCTGCCACGGAGATGTCTTAATCAAGCTGGTCGAGGAGCAGAAAAATGATGACGGACGAGGAGCGTAAACACTTCGTTTGCGAGAAGTGCAAACGAGGGATGGCTGTTTACGACGATGGCCTTCGATGTGTGTTCGCAGAGAAGGATGGCCCTCGGGCCGAACAACCAATTGTTGTAGAAGAACGATTGATTGAAATTTGGGTCAAACAATATCCATTCTGGGATATGAGAACAAAGAAAGAAGAACCGACCATGAAAAACTACTGGTTGAATCGCAAGCTGGCCGTCTATGAAGTTGATGATGGTGAGCAACACTGGTATGCCGCTGAATCTCGTGAGGACGCTCTGAATCAACATCTGGAGCCCCTCCGTAGTCCCAAGACAGGCGAGATCACGGAGTGGAGCCAAGAAGAGATTGACGAGTTTGATGTGCGTCAGTTATCATCAGACACAGTGCTTCCTGTACGTCAGGAGGACAACAGTGTGGTCACGAAGACTGCGGAAGAATGGTGTGCAGACGGCAAAGGACTGATCGCCAGCACCGTTTACTGAGGAATCAGCGATGGTGTGGCTTGAATGTCAGATGCAGTTCCGACTTGTTTCATGGGATGAACTCAAGCCGGGCGAACGAATCTTCTATCGCATTCGAGATAAAGACGATTGTGCTCATGGGCCATTCGTGGTCGTTGATCCATTGATTGGCCGTCTTCGCAATCCACAAGGCGTCGAACTCAACCTTAAGAGGGTTCAACCCCTCAAACTCATGGAGGAGAACTATGCAGATCTGCCAAACACACTGGGACCGACTGAAAGCCAAGCTGGATGAATTGGGCATCGGGCATTTGGGGGCCAAAACTGGCGAAGATGCCATGAAGAACATTGTCACAGAACTGGAGGGTCGTGGGGCTGAAAACGACTATGATCCTCTGATGGACTGTAACAACATGATTTCCTCGCAGGGGTTGCGGGTCGTCGGCCTCAGCCTGATGGCCGCAGAAGCGGTTTGTCCCATCTGTGAAGCTGTAAAGCTTTTCGAAAACGACTGGATCGAAGGCCCGGCGCAAGCCGCCCTGTCAGTCGCCAAAGAGAAGGGTTTGGTGTAGTTCCTTTTCGGCCACCCGTACTACTATAAGGCAGGAGGGAATAATGAACTACTACGAGCCAAAACAGCGGAAATCGGATGGTCGCTGGGATTACACCCGCAACAATCATCCAACAGGCTACTGTCACGCTTTCAGGGAGTTCGACAAGGAATTTGTCGAGAACTTCCATATCTCGGCCTCAGAAGTCGAGAAGCACAACAGTTTCGCCAATAAGTACCATGCTGACGGTCACGAGTCAGCAGATGAAGCCTGCGAATGTTACAAGCAGTATCAGTTGGACCATCAGCTTCAACTGGATCACGAAGACCCGAATGAACAGCGGAAGTGTCAGGTCTGTGGCGAATGGACAACCAAATTTGCCACGCTGGACTACAGCATCTTTCAGCTTTGTGATGAGCATCGGACTCGGGAAGAGGTGGAGAAACTCTATTCTGCACCGTCTTGGTCGATGTCGTCCTGCTGATCCAAAAATTGTAACAGCGGATGTGGAGGCGGTGGCGGGAGCTTGATCAATTCAAGATCAGGGCCAGCAGCTTCGGCCAACGTCTTCGTGAAGCATTCGTCGAGGAAGAACGGTTTGACCTCGGAACAAGTGGGAAGCCCGTCGAAACACGACGGGCTTTCTTCACGTTGTGAGAGGATTGAGACGGCCAGCGAATAGAGACGTTCCACGTCCTGCCAGTTGCCGCCTCCGCACCAGTCGAGCGTGCAGCCCATCAGGTCTTTGGCTTTCCCGGCACGCACCCTGAAGCCGTACATCACCCGATAGACGCCAATTGCGATGACGCCGTTTTCGGACACCAAGCGATGGAATTGCCCGGTGATTTCAGGATCATCAGGTGCGGGTGAAAACTTCATGCCATCATGATATGGCTATTTCCACCAGTCGTCAACTTCGTCGTCTTCCTGAGTGGATAGCATCAACTGGACGATCTCGTCCAGTTCATCGACGGTCATCTCAGTGCCATCGTCGGCGAACTCTTGACAGATGCGTATTTTATCCTCGTGGGTCATCTCGGCCAGATTGTCGAAGAAGTCGGGATCTTCGAGGGCCTTCATGTCCATCTCGTTGCGGAATTCGATGGCAGCATCCATCACTGTTTCGGCTTCGGTGGGCGTGTACTCAATGCCTTTTTCGGCCATTGCGTTGCGAAAAATTTGTCGGTCGTCCATGTGATCCTCCGTGACTTTTGGACTGAAAATACTTTAAGATAGATGGCCGAAAGGGTCAAGATGAACAACCTCCACAAAACGACCGGAATTCTCAGATACAGCCCAGAAGGCTACAGATTGGCCGTAGAAGCTGAACAAGAGATCTCCGACTACTACCGCTCCCTGATCCCCAAATGGCTCCCTGTGAACCGTCCTCGCTGGCCTGCACACATCACAGTGGTTCGACAAGAGAAAGAGACGCCGGTGAATCTGGAGTTCTGGGGTAGGTACGAAGGCGAGCCCGTGGAGTTCTGGTATTCGCCAGAGATCCAGCAGGGGAAGGTCTACTACTGGCTCAACTGTTTTTGCCGAAAGCTGGAAGACATCCGGTTGGAACTAGGGTTGCCGGTCGTCAGCCAATACACACTGCCACCAGAGGGTTTTCGGAAGTGCTTTCACATGACGATTGCGAACTGTAAGATTTAGAAGTCGAACCCGAACTCTGCCGGATCGAATGGTTCTGTTGGGAACCACCATTTGTCGCCATCGACGCCCATCTGATCGAGAAGATCTTCCATCTTAGCTTCGGCACTGTAACGTGTGCTGTTGTCACGATGGATTGGAATGACATGTCCCGCATCTGTTAGTTGTTTGATTTCTTGAGCGGCACGTTGCATGTCAAGCTGCTGCCATTGTCCGCCTTGGTTTTTCCAGATGCCTCGGTCGGCCATCACATACACTTGATCGGGAGTTTCTTTCGGCACAGCCCAAGGTGCTTCATGGGCTGGACTCTTTCCAGCGATGTGCATTCCTTGGCGGACAGCACTCAACCCAAAGAATGGGATCAGTGATTCGAGTGGGATGCCAGCCAAAATCAAGGTTGCGATACCAGCGGCCCCAACGGCGGCACCTTTGAACTTATTCTTGTGACGTGCCCAGAATTGGCGGACGAAACCTTTCTTCTGCGGCGAGTCAGGCATACGAGCGAACTGTTCCAACTCTTGGGCTGGATTGCCTGCAAATTCAATGAGAATGTGGGCACCTTCATCGAATTGTCGTTCGATTACCCATTCGTTAAAACGCCGAATCTTCATTCCAGATCCTCCTGTAGTATAAATGCCTCTGGCTGAATAAATACCGAAAGGAGGGAACTTATGAGAAACATCCTTTTTGTTACGTTTTGTTTGTTCGTCGCTGGTTGCAGCAAGCCACAACCAGCCCAACCCATTCAACAGCCCGTCCAACCTGTTCAGCCCGCACCACCAGCGGTTGAACAACACAAGCCAGACCTTTACGAAGTTCCTCCTTCGGATGACTTTCTGAGAGGTTACTGGGACGGCTACAGTGGGACTTGGCTGGGTCCGTTCTCTTGGACGTTTGACGAGCAATATCGCCGTGGGCACCAAATTGGGGCCGCTGACAGGCATCAGGGCAGAGAGCCTAGATATCCTGTGCGATAATCGACGGTAGCTGCATACATAAAATTGAAGACCGGTGCGCCCAAAGTGCGCACCGGTCTTTTTTCATGCGCCCGCACTATCTTAAACAAACAAGAGGTGAAATATGCAATGGGCACAACGAATCGTTTTTGGTATGTTGGTCGGGTTGGTTGTAATGGTGAGCAGTTTGATGGTCTATGACTTGACCATGACGAAACACCTCACTGTCATCGTTAACATTGACCAAGGTGCCGATCCATTTGAAACCATTCCACAGATCGTGTCGAGCGGCGACCGGATCATTTCTGTAAGACAGAAAGATCCAGCTACCAACTCCTACGAGATTCAGGTTATGACTCGCAAGAGTAAAGAGGGGTTTTTGGACTGGCTTCTCAAAAGCAAAAAAGTCAAAAAGGCCACAATTGAAGAAGAGGATGATGACTGATGATTGTTGATTTTTACAGAGGTGAACGGGGCAACTGCAACGGCCACCGACTTGACGATATTCTCACATGGAACAACGGACAACTGGAAATGGACCACGATTACATCCAGTGGATCTTTCCGTCCAATGAGCCGAGCATGATGAACGGCGATGCTCCTGTGATGACCAGAGAGGACTGTCAGGTGTTTCAGAGCGACCCGGAACTTCAAGAGAAGGTCAAGCAGGCGTTTGTACGCTTTCTGAGCTTTCTTGAATTCAAGTTGGTTGAAGATGAACCCAACAGCGTCTTGATCGTATCTGCCACAGACACCCCATGGTGGCTTCGAAGATTCAATCATACGATGCTTCGAGTCACACGGATGTTGAAGAGCCTTCGATTGACAGGTCTGGAACAGTATGCCGCAGCGATGTTCGAAGCACTCCAGCCTTATAAGAGCATGGTGAGCGAGAACACATGGAACTTCTGGCATGATGCCGCACGAGCCGACTTGTGGGGCGAGGACTATACGCCTCTTCTTAAACTACGAGAAAAGTTGGCTCCACTGGACATTCAAGACAACACGGAGATCGACCCTGATCTTCTGTGAAAGGAGAATTATGAGAAACCACTGGCTACAACAAAGCTGGAAGTTAGAGATCAAGAAGATCAACCCGGTCGCATACGAATGCGATACCTTCGTCCCTCGGGACATCGAAATCAGCAAAGGTCCATACAAGACAACGATCAGTTCTTGTGCCATGCAAGATCTGAGAGATTGTCACGGTCTTTCTGCTGAAGCCGAAATGGTCATGTGTATTTGTCAAGAGTTGTCAAATCACTTCAGACCAATCGAAACCGAAACCAAACGGGGAGTGACAACATCTTGGAGCCGCTCTTGGCACAAGAATATGGAAATCACCAATGAAGAGAAGCGTCGGATGGCGATGATCTTCCATTGTATGCGATACAAGAAACCGTTCGATCATTTGCTTGATTGAGCAAAACCAACAACTTAAACAACGAAGGCCGGTCGCTGCAACGACCGGCCTTTTTTCATTGAAAGGAGAATTGTCATGTCAGACAACTCACAATATCATAGGGCTATTAGAAACGAATGCGTCACTCAAACTATCACGATTGAGGCGTTGCAGGACAATCATTTTCGCAAAGCTATGTTGAGCGGGCGTCAAGAGATCCCAGACATCGAGATGGAAGATTACATCGATGTTTATGAGAACTGGGCGTCCCATCT